GAGGCCTGGTCTTTGTTCGATGGGGATGTTGCATATGTCTGGCACGCTTCAATGTTCACTTCTGTCGTTCTTGCCGATCTGGAGTCGGTCGGTCTTTGCCATGTCTCGATGATCGTCTGGAAGAAGCCATATGCCACATTTTCAATGGCAAACTACCATTGGCAACATGAACCGTGTTGGTATTGCGTCAGGCCATCAGGTAGCAGGAAGTGGATCGGATCGCCGAAGGAATCAACGGTCTGGGACATGACGCAGCCGAAAGACCCGTATGGTCGCAGCGGAGAAGATAAGACACCGCATCCGACACAAAAACCAGTTGAGGCGATGGCGCGGCCGATTCGGAATCACGAACATGAGATCGTGTATGACCCGTTCCTCGGCTCCGGCACGACGCTCATCGCCGCCGAGCAACTCGGCCGCAAGTGCTACGGGATGGAGATCAGCCCCGCATATTGCGATGTGATCGTGAAGCGATGGGAGACGCTGACGGGAAAGAAGGCCACCCGTGGCTAGGCCGAAGCTCGTCATCGACGTCAAGCAGGTTGAGACGGCCGCGTCCATTGGATGCACCCAGGAGGAGATCGGATACATCGTCGGATGCTCCGTCCGGACGCTGCAGACGAGGCGCGATCTCCACGAAGCATACGACCGAGGCATGGCGCGCATGCGAACGAGCCTGCGCCGGATGCAGTGGAAGAAGGCGGCCGAAGGCAACGTCACCATGATGATCTGGCTCGGAAAGCAGGTACTCGGCCAGAAGGACCGCGTCGAGGAGACGCTCAAGTCCGAGGTGGTCGAGATCGAGCGGTACACGCCGAAGGCGCTCGAGTGAAGGTGAGGATGCGGACCATAGAGTCCGTACTGCATCCGTCGCAGCGCTCGGTGCTCGCGGAGCTCGCGAGGTTCAGCGTCCTCGAGATCGGACGCCGCTGGGGAAAGACGTTCTTCGGCATGCAGCTCGCCGCCGAGGACGCGATCAACGGCCGTCCGCACGGATGGTTCGCGCCGAGCTACAAGTACCTCGCCGACCCGATGCGCGAGCTCGAGCGCATGCTCAAGCCGATCGTCCGCAGGATCGACAGGATCGAGAAGCGGATGGAGCTGCACACGGGAGGCAACATCGACTTCTGGACGCTCGAGGATGGCGACGCAGGCCGCGGACGCTCGTACTCGCGCGTCACGATCGACGAGGCCGGCTTCGCGCCTGGGCTCCTCGAGGCATGGCGCGCGGCGATCTACCCTACGCTCACGGACAGGAAGGGAGGCGCGCTGTTCCTCGGGACGCCGAAGGGCACCGGGGACTTCCACAAGCTTTTCTGCCAGGCGCAGGCCGACACGTCGGGAGACTGGCGCGCATTTCGCATCGCGAGCCGCGACAACCCGTTCCTCGACTCTGCCGAGGTCGAGATGGCGCGGCGCATGCTTCCACCGCAGATATTCGCGCAGGAGTTCGAGGGAGTCCCGGCCGACGACGGAGGGAATCCTTTCGGACTCGACGCGATCGCCGCCTGCGTCGGACCGATGTCGGTCGCCGAGCCTGAAGTCTGGGGTATCGACCTCGCGAAGAGCCAGGACTGGACGGTCGCGATCGCGCTCGACAGGGATGGAGCCGTCTGCAGGCTCGAGCGCTGGCAGGCTTCGTGGACGGTCACGCGCGAGAAGCTCGCGCGCATGGTCGGCGAGAAGCGAGCGCTCGCGGACTCGACGGGAGTCGGCGACCCGATCGTCGAGGATCTGCGGAAGACCTGCCGCAAGCTGAACGGCTTCAAGTTCACCTCGCAGTCGAAGCAGCAGCTGATGGAGGGACTCCAGATCGCCGTCCAGTCAGGGGAGGTGCGCTTCCCCGATGGGTGGCTCCGCTCTGAACTCGACGCCTTTGGATTCCGATACTCGGGAAGAGGAGCCGTCTCCTACGAGGCGACCGTCGGCCACGACGACGGCGTCTGCGCGCTCGCGCTTGCGGTCATGGCACGCAGGGAGCGGAAGCCATTGCTCATGAAGGTCATCTGATGAACCTGTTGCAGAGACTCAAGGCCGCGTTCAAAGCCGAGAAGCAGTCAACTGGCTCATCCAAGTGGATGCAGGCGACGACCACCGTGACGCAGGGTGGCGACTCCAAGCGTCCCGACTTCGACCCGCGCAACGCCGTCGCCTACTACCGTTCGTGGATCTATGCCGCTGCGTCGATCAACGCGATCGCCGTCGCGAGCGTCCCGCTGCGCCTGTACGTGAAGTCGAACCCGACGCTGAAGTCGCTCTGGTCGACGCGCGCTCCGTCGCGAAGGACGAAGGCGTATCTCGCCGGCGACCTCGAGCAGCGTCCGTCGCGGTTCGCGATGCGCAAGGCAGCCGAGTACGGCGAAGGCTTCGAGGAGGTCACGGAGATGCACCCCGTGACGAAGCTGCTCGCGAAGGTCAATCCGTACCAGAACGGATACGACGCGACCGTGCTCCGCGTTCTCTACACCGAGCTCTGCGGGAACGCCTACCTCAACGTCGTGAAGGACTCGGCGCTCGGCATCCCTGTCGAGCTCTACCCAATGCCTCCGCAGTACGTCGAGATCGTGCCTGGCGAGGAGCGATTCATCGAGGCATACCGCTACGGCGTGAAGAGCGACTCGCGCAAGAGCTTCTCCCCTGAAGAAGTGCTGCACTTCAAGCGTCCGAATCCCGGCAACCTCTACTACGGTCTCGGAAAGGTGGAGGCTGCATGGGGAGCGGCGATGATGAACGCTGCCGTCCATGAGATGGACCTCGCGTTCTTCGAGAACCGAGGACGACCCGACTACCTGATGACCGTGAAGAGCGACGCGGGACCGGAGGAGATCGCGCGGCTCACCGCCGAGGTCGAGGAGAAGCTCCGCGGCAAGAGCCGAAACGGTCGCTTCCTGACCGCCAGCGCGGACATCGACATAAAGCCTCTCTCGTTCCCGCCGAAGGATCTGAGCGGACGCGACGAGATCGTCGAGGAGATCGCCGCTGTCTTCGGCGTGCCTGTGTCGATGCTCAAGGCGAACGATCCGAACCTCGCGAGCGCGCAGACTGGATACGCGCAGTGGCGCGAGATGACGATCCTCCCCATGCTCCGCATGGACGAGGAGGTTCTGAACCAGAGCCTCCTGCCGATGTTCGGTCTCGAGGACGACGCCTTCCTCGCCTACGACAACCCCGTGCAGGAGGACAAGCGCTTTGAGATGGAGGAGCGTCGCACCGCCGTAGCCGGCGGATGGCGCACGGTGAACGAGGCGCGAATGGAAGAGGGACGCGAGCCGATCGAGGACGAGTTCGCGGACAGGCTGCTCTTCAACGGTCAGCCGCTCGGAGGCGCTGCCGCGATGCCTCCCGCCGCGCCTTCTACGTTCGGACTCGCCTCTGCTGATCCTGCGAAGCCTGAGCAGCCTGCGCAGGACGCCGCGCACGCCTGGGGTATCGACGTCGAGGCGCAGGAGCCGAACGCGAAGGACGCGCTCTCCGACTGCGTCTCCGAGAAGATTCCGAAGCTGCTTGACGAAGGCTATCCGCAGGACCAGGCGGTCGCGATCGCCTACTCGATGTGCTCAGGCAAGTCGATCGAGGACGCGGTCGCCGAGCTCGAGCGCAAGGAGCTCGAGCAGGATGCGTCTCCGTCCGTGAAGGCGATCTCCGACATCGACACGCGACCTCCGCAGACGGTCGCCGACAACGCGCGCCGAGCGCTCGAGGTCCGCGCTCGGAAGCCTGAGTCGCAGCGCGGCATGACAGCCGTCGGACTCGCGCGCGCGAGAGACCTGCAGAACCGCGTCGCGCTCTCCGAGGACACGATCCGCCGGATGCTCGCCTACTTCGAGCGCCATGAGTCGGACAAGCAGGGAGAGACGTGGGACGACCAAGGGAAGGGATGGCAGGCCTGGAACGGATGGGGAGGCGACGACGGCTTCGCTTGGGCCAGGCGAAAGGTCGAGCAGTTTGACCGAGAGCGCGAGAAGCGCGTCGGATCGCGTCGCGTCCAAAAGGACTCCGGCTGCATCGAGGTCAAGGATTGCGGCGTCGGTCCAGATGGTTTCCAGGAAGGCAACACCTGCGGATCAGGCGGTGGCGGCGGTGGA